GTGGCAGCGAAAATGCCTTGCCTACTGTTCCATCTATGGCCGCGTATATTAGTGGGTTTGACTATGATCGAGATCGTTTACAAGATCCAACTTTTATTGGTAAAATCAACATTAGAGAACGATCATATGATTCTGCAAGTAATACATGGGGGAACGATCAAGGAAATTCATTTACTATTGAGCGTCCTATGCCGGTTCCATATAAACTGACACTAAAGTTGGATATTTGGACAAGTAACAAAGAACAAAAATTACAGATATTAGAGCAGATTGGTGCAATATTTAATCCTGACTTTGAAATACAAAATACAGATAACTATCTTGATTGGACAAGCCTTAGCGCAATTCAACTAAAAAGTACAGTATGGACCTCGCGGTCAATTCCGCAAATGAACAGTGACTCAATTGATATCGCAACGATGACATTTGAATTGCCAATTTGGATTAGTATGCCTGCTAAGGTATTGCGACTTGGAGTAGTGCAAAAGATGGTAAGTAGTCTCTATGATGCAAACGGTAATCTTGCAGATAATCTAATAGATCTTCCGATAGAATTCCTGTTGTCACAAAGAGCAATGACACCAATGAACTACGGTGTTGTGTTTTATGGTAACACATTAAAATTAACTAGACAAACATCAATAATCACTGAGACGGTAGATGGCACAATCGTCGAACCAAGTAGCTCAGTTGATTCTTGGAAAACATTAATAGATACATATGGACTGGCATTACAAAACGGCACATCTCAAGTTCAACTATCTCAACCGAGCGGAGGAGTTGTGGCAGGAACAGTATCATATCATCCAACTGATTCTTCTCTACTGCTATTTTCTACAAATTTAGATTCGATACCAACAAACTCGTTTTTGCCAGTAAATGCAATTATTGATCCATTTAACATGCCAGTAGATACTACATTTTTAAATGTATCTGTTGGCACACGATATCTAATACTTAACGATATTGGGTCCGCCAATACTTCTGCAGGAAATGCGCCGCAAGCATGGGGATCATTGGTTGCCAAAGAAAACGATATAATCGAATATGATGGTACTAGTTGGTTTGTATCTTTTGTGGCAGCCTCGGCCACGAGCGTTAAATACGTTAGTAACTTAAAATCAGGACTTCAATTCAAATGGCTACCAACAAACCAGATGTGGACAAGAGCAATAGAGGGGAGATACGATCCGGAACAGTGGACGATAGTTCTGTCGACACTGAAGTGATTAAATCTAAGTGCTAGTTTTTGGTCTTCCTTGTTTTGCTTTCTTTAATTTTAATGCTTTTTCTATTCCATAAAGTTCTTCATATGTTTTCCCTCGTTGATGACTTGTAACTTTCTGGCGGGTTGATTTAGGATTTTCCACACAATTATCAAAATGATATCTTTTCATGTTTTGCTTGCCTATTTTACCACAATAAGGACAAGTAACTTCGGATAGATTACTGCGTAAAAAATGATGAGATCCATCCTCTATTCTTTTTCTATTGTTTTCTGGACCTAAAAATGGATTAGTGCCATCTACAACTCTATCTAATGTTAAACTTGTTCCGTCCGATCTCCTGCAGAAATTATGTATTCCCTCTGCTACGTATCTTCTAGTAGATTCTCGTTGAATTTCTCCACCTAAAAAATTATGTGTTCCGTTAGCAACTCTCTCTAAAGAATTTTTTCTGGCTAACTCGCTAATTCTGGCAGGATTCAAATTTATTCTTGCCGATAATCTCAAACAAGCAGCCCAGTCACCACAAGAATAATGAATATCATAATGTTCTTGGATAGTTACTGCTTTTAAATTTTCTGGTGCATTATTTGAATGATTTCCATCAATATGGTGTATATCATAGGTTCGTCCATCAGAATCGTTTGGTATTGCGCCGTAATGTTTCTTATAAATGTTTCGATACTTAGTGGACCACAATAAATACACATACTGATATAGTCCTTTTATGTTAGAGTAGTTGGGAGTTGCTGCTCCGCGAACTACATTACTATTTATGCAAATTATGGAAGATATTAAGAAAAAAGACCTATTAGAAGCAGCTGGTGCTCTCGTTTATGCCAAAAACACTAAGCGGTATCTATTCCTACTGCGGGATGGTGCAAAGTATTCTGGTAGTTGGGGAATTCCGGGCGGAAAAATTAATGAGGGGGAACGGATAACTGAGGCCCTATATCGCGAAATTATTGAAGAGACTAGAGTTGATCTAAGTCAGAGAAAAACAATACCAATTGAAACCTTTACTTCTGACAACCACACGTTTGTCTATTATACTTTTTTGATATCAGTCGACGATGAATTTATTCCTACACTTAATGACGAACATCGCGGGTATGCTTGGACTAACCTCATCGATCATCCCAAACCGTTAATTCCTGGAGTTTGGCGAACTTTCAAATTCAAAGTCATCATTGATAAGATCGCTACTCTAGAAAAATTACTTTAAGCGACGGGCGGCTGTTTAGGCTTAGGGTACTTTGCTTTAACTGCCAAGCAAGCATTTATGTAGGTCTGAACCTGTGCAGTATCTCCCTTAACAATACCATCTATGTAGTCCTGTATGGGCGGATATGCTGCTGCTCTATCTTCTACATAACTGTAAGTTTTTGCTTCTGCAGATAAAGGAGAAGAAACTACTGCGTTATTTACATACGCAAATTCAGTAAACCCCGCTTTTAGTGTCTCTGCATCTGTATCACTTATTAGTATTGGATTACTTGGTAAATCTGGATATCCAGGTTCATTAGTGTAAAGACCAGTAATACGACTTGTTGAATCAATTGTAATGTAATAGCTCATAAACGAACTCCTATCCCAAGAGCACTTGGACCAACTAAGATTGAATGATTATCTGCATAAATGTAAAATGTTAGTGTTTCAGTGTAAGGATAATCGCCTCCTTGAACATTTTCTCCAAATATCTGAACAGTATCTCCTAAATTAAATGCTAAGTTGTCGTAATAAGTAGCTGTTCTAACGTTACCAGCCCCACCACCAACTAGGGTATGAAATGGACCATAAGCGACACCGTTTTTATAGACCTGTGCATTCATATAGTGAGCAGTTGAATATACATAAGTTACAAATGTATAAGTTCCTGTTTGACTAATTCTAAAATTGTATAACTCTCCCATTACATTACCTGGACACTGTTTTGCTGCGGTAGATGCTACATTATAGCCGCCAGGCGCGACAACAGGGATTGAATTTAAAAAAGACCAAGTTGGTGCGGCAGAACCACCTGAGATTAGTGCATACCCAGCAGTGCCTGCTGGAGAAAAGGCGGTTGTATTAGCGGCAGTTTGATACGGTATTGCTCCTGATATCCCACCATATATACTCGTTGCATTGCTTGCCGTGCCGATAAATCCAGAACCCGCAGTCATTGTTCCTGGAGCGACCAGGCTACCCGATAATGTTACTGTGCCAGTAGATGTTATGTTATAAGCTGTAACATTGCCGGTTATTGATATATCGCCGGTAGCAGATACGACATCAACAGGCGGCGAGCCCACTGTAAGTCCGTTCCTTGCATTAAATTTTGATGTAGTGTTTGTCATATGACCGGTTCCCTTTCCCCAGTTAAATTTTTATTATTGTGTTACTGCTGTAATATTTACTTTATATGTTACTTGCCCTGCACCGACAGACGGGGTTGCTACTAACTGTAATGCCCCGTTAGAAATAGTAGTCGAAAAAACTGCTGCGGGGTTAGTCCCGTTTGTTATTGTACCGTATTCAGTAGAATAACTATTTCCATTATTACTAATAGCAAGAACTTTCGATAACTGAACGTTACCCGTTGAACTAGTGGTTTGAATTAGAAACTCCGCCGACGAATATGATGAGGAAATATTAGCAATCGTGACCATTGAGGACGACACAATAACATTTGATGATTTTGTGCTTACTATTGAACCTTGATAAGAATTATTATCGACATAATTCTTATTGACTACGCTTGTGCCAGGAGATGCACTTGTGATATTTGAAACAGTGGCTACTGACGAAGTTGCATCTAATGTAAGGACTGTTTGTTGGCCTGCTCCAGTATTAACTGAGAATATTACATTAGAACCAGGAGTAGTATCTGCAATGCTAATAGACGAGGCATTTGTTCCCGAAATAACTAGATTTGAACCAGTAATACTTGTGGGGGAAATAGTTAAGTTACCATTAAGTGTTCCGTCTATATCGCTTCTTAAATACTGCGAATATGATATTGCTGATCCTGACGGACCAAAATGCAACGAATTACTTGCATCACCGTTATATTTCAGTTCGTTAATGCTTGATAGATTTAATCCTGGATTAATGTAATCAAACCCGCTAATAGGAGATGCTAATGTATATGACCCGGTTGCTGCCGGATCATTTGGAGCACCGCTTAAAATTGCTAAAATATATCCGCCTACATAAAACTCAACAACCACGTGTTTATTATTTTGTGGAGTATCATATACTACTGCGGCCACAGCTCCTGTTAGTCCTTGAGACGAAGTATATGCTGGGCCAATTACCACCCACGAGTTTGATGATGCGTTCCATACTTTGAGTTGTTGATTAACAGTGTCCCACCATAGATCTCCAGAATTTGGAGAGATTGGCGCGGTGGCTGAAGTTGTTGTACTTGATACACTCTTCCATTGAGTGCTTGTCCAAACCTGTAATGTTTTTGTATTAGAATTCCACCATATCTGCCCTTGTAGTGGGTTTGATGGCGAAACTGAGTTTGAGAAATGCTCCAGCATTTCAACAAAGTTTTCATTTAGAAACTGTCCGTACCCAGCAAAGTTTTTGCCAATTAAAGTTATACTCGTGCTAGTAGTGTCGGTTGTTCCATCAAAAACCGTTGTTAATTTGGATCCATCACTTAAAGTTATATTGTATGACATTTATTATCCTTAAAATCGTCCAACTGAGATCATAATATTGCGCAGACCATGGTTTGTATCATCTACTAAACTTTTGCCTACTACGCACCCAGGAGTCCAAAGTGTTTTATCGGAAAGCGTTGTGGCAACACCTGCTCGCGACGAGTTAACAATAATATCTCCCTTCTTAACAGGACCAACAAACTTACAAAATACTTTTCCTGTTAGAGCAATTGGAATGCCAGTCGATGCATCATTCATAGTATATGCTGGGTTTTCTGACACAATGCCAGCAATTCTAGAATCACAGTACGTTGCACTCACGGTAACCTCACTGTCTCCGCCAAATACTACAACAGTACCTGCTTCATATTGTTTATCTGCATCATACTTTTCTGCCAAGTCAGCAAAGGTCGAGCTAATTGCTTGACTATATATATGACGGAAATTATATCCAGTAGAACCTATATCACTTGAGACATTGGCAGTTGGTAAGATTGAACCAATGACATTTACATTACCTTTAAATGTTGGGTTAGTAATATCAGATTTGAATCCAATCGCAGTATATACGTTGTTTGAAAATGTAAGGTCATTATTAATAGCTGTTGATAGTAATGCCAGGTTAGTAATAGTATTTACATTAGTAGAACCCAGTAATGTAGATACGTTACTATCTGTATATGCTTTTGCAGAAGCAATTACTGCTGAATCTTGAGAGTCTACGTAATTTTTCGTTGCTACCGAATTGGATACTGTTGGTTCATTACTAATGGTAATAGTGTTAGCACTTGAGTTTGCAGTAATAGAAGCATTACCAGAAACAAGAGTAATGGCAGAAGATGAACCAATGTATTGAGCATTAGATAAATCAGAGTAAATTATAGTAGGCGACGTACTTCCAATCGTAAGATTGCCTGTTACTGCTAAACTTGCAGATATTATTCCTGATGAATCGTTTCTTACATAGTTTGATGCTGGGTAAGAACCAAGTTGTTGTGCATTAGTTGACGTACCATTAATGACTGTTCCTGGTGCAAGATTAATGCCCGGAAGAACCGAAGTAATTCCCGAAATAGGAGTAGACAAAGTATATGCATCATTGCTTATTAATGCAACCGTATTTGCATTTAATTGAAGATTTCCAGTAATATGTAACTGGGAATTAGTGTCAGCCAACGGCAAAAGAGTATTAGATAGTCCAGAAATTCCTTCCCCTGCTCCGTTCCTATACCCAGGACCAACAAGCATCCAAGATGCGCCATTCCAAATATGTAATTGATCGTTTGCGGTGTCCCACCATTGATCGCCATTTAATGGTGCTGGCGGCGGCGAAGTTCCTAGCTCACTGCTTGATACTGGTTTAAACTTTGTGCCGTCCCAGAACTTTAGTACTTGCCCGCCGTTAGAAAATGGAGATGTGTCGTACCACAGTTGACCTGTTATAGGAAATGTAGGAGGTGTATTATTTGCTTGGTTTTCTAGTAACCGTATAAAGTTATTGGCAATCGATTGCCCGTAACCAACATAGTTTGGTCCTAGCAATGATATACCCAAGTTAGTATCTACGACCCCCGTGGCTAGAGTAGTATAAATTGTGCCGTTTGTGTGTGATATAACGTAAGTTGTCATAAGTTAGCTGCCTAAGATAAGTTAGTTAGAGCAGAAATTCTAACTGTGTAATCCACCTGTATTAATCGATTTAATGCTTTCTGAACAGGATGGAAAATAACATGGGTAAGCAACGGGCCGGTCCCGGATACTCCGCTCAGTGGGTATCCTTTTAGTCCTAATTCGTCAAATACATAGGCACCACTTAAATTTTGGCTATTGTCAAAAGCCTGTTGGCCGTTTGGTTCACCGTAATCTAATAGACACGATACTAAAATATCTGTATATGTTGTGCCGCTAGTATGCAGAACTGTTATTTTGTTACGGAGAGGATCTGTATTAAGAAGACTTGTATTGTTAACTATCTTATAATATGTATCGTTGTATAGTTGGGCATTCTGCTGCGTGGTATTCGGAGGCAAGTAACTAATAACGCCTGTTGGGTCTATCGACGTACCGCCATTTCCAAAGTGCATCTCGTATATATAATTTTGGCCTGAATTTGATACTCCGTAAGCCAATGCCTGAGACATGTTTTCATAATGAATAGCATTATTTTTATCAACGAAGATTTCTCCAGATTCTGGGTTATGTATCTTGACGTGTCCTTCTATTTTAATATTAACTGAAGCCATTATCCTTTTCCCTCTACTATTGTTTTATTAGATACAGGCTCAAATATTCTAAATTTAGCCTCAACATGCAATCCTGCTGCATCGTCGGGGGTTTTCTCTGATTTATGGTCAATGACTTCCCTAAGCGGAGGATTCTTTGTGTCTTTTTCTGTGTCTTTTAATATATTGGTCATAGTATTATTTATCCTTTAATTAGGGTAAGCTTGGCAAATTTACCGGACTTGATTGCAAGAAGAGTGCCTGTGGCGTGCTGCTTGCTAATAAACCGTTTCCTTCTAATATTACGGCTGGCGGATTAGGGGAAATTGCCAGATCAAGCCACGATGTTGTTAGTGTATTTCCTGGAATCAATTGACTTACGCTTGCATCAACTACCGCCGTTCCTGCTGGATAGAAGTCCTCTGATCCTGTACCCCATGTTCCTCGACGGAAGTTTGTAATTATTCCCGCAGTTGCATCTAATCCCCAATAAATAATCTTCTCACTGTTGATATAAACAATACCCGGGGATTGTCTTAGTGGATTTGGATAATATAGGTTAGAGCCGTTAGTTACGTGAATTTGCATAGGCGATATTGTTCCTTTTCCTGCAACAGCAACTAATCCAGTGCCTGAACCTGAAGAAGTAGCAACAAATTCTCTAATATATGCAGTTCCTGTACCTATATTTGGATCTACTATTCCTGTTCCTGTTCCAGTTGAGGAAGCAGTAAATACTTCTCCGACAGTGTTACTTGCTGCGCCTAATGCAACAAAGTCGGTCGTTCCTGGATAACTTATCTTGTATGTCTTTCCTACAGTAAATAAACTTGAAGTGACAGCGATCATTGGTCCACTTGCAATGCCGGAACCATTTAATGGGTCTACTATTCCTGTTCCCGAATTAGGATCAGCTATACCTGTTCCTGCACTTGGGTCTACTATTCCTGTACCAGTATTTGGATCAACTGATCCTGTACCAACACCTGCATTTATTGCGATAAAAGGTGTGCCTACTGTGTTAGAAGATGCTCCAACCGCAGTAAAATCAGTATTCCCCAGAGATACAATAATATATGATTTACCTATGACAAATGATCCTGCTCTTAACATCCTTGGTCCAAGTGTTACGCCAGTCTCTCCTACATTTCCTGTACCTGTAGCAACAAAAGATGTACCTACTAAGTTACTCAATGATCCTATTAAAGTAAAATCTGTATTTCCCGGATTAATGATTGTATATGTTTTTCCGATTACAAAACTTCCAGCTGTGACTGGCACTTCTTGATACACAAAGGTTTCTCCGATATTGTTGTTTGATGAGCCAAGTGCAACAAAGTCAGTATTTCCCGGCACTGTGATTCTATATGCAGTATTAACCCCAATCGAACCGGCATTGATTAATTGACCACTGTATATAAAATTCGTACCCACAGTATTGTTTGCTGCACCAATTAAAGTAAAATCAGTGTTTCCGACACTAGTGATTGCATAATTCTTGTTTATTACAAAAGAACCTGCATTAACTTTTTGATCTCCGTAGGTGAATAACTCTCCTGTAGTATCTCTTGCTGCCCCAAGCGCAACAAAGTCTGTGTTTCCTGCAGAAATAATACTGTATGTCTTACCAATGGTAAGATTTCCCGAACTAACGATAGCTGACGTATTTGCAATAAATGGAAGCCCAACTATACTTGCTGATGCACCCAGAGCAACAAAGTCGGTTGTTCCAGTTTGACTAATGATGTATGTGTTTCCATTTAGTAATTCTTTAGGTGTAGAGAACTCACCGGTGTATGTAAATACTGTTCCGGGCAAGTTGTCCGCTGCACCAAGAGATATAAAGTCGGTGTCTCCCGACGACTCAATAATATAAGTATTAGAATTAAAGTGTCCAGCAGAAACACTTGTTGCACCAGATAAAGTAAAATCAGTATTGCCTAAGCTTGAAATTTTATAGCTCATTCCAGAAACAAGATTTCCCACATTGACTATGCCGGTGTTAGCAGTAAATACTTCTCCGACAGTGTTAGTTGCTGCTCCCAATGCGACAAAGTCTGTATTGCCAACTGAGGTAATAGTATATGAATCACCTACAAGTAATTTATCTACAGTCTCAACTAAGAATAAATCTTTTGCCAGTGTCGTAGTCGATGCTGCTGATATACGTTTAAATTCCCAGGCTAGTTCAAGATTTATAAAATCAAGTGACATTGTATTCGTATCAAATGTTGTCGGTACTGCTAATAAAGCATCTATTGTAGTATTTGATTCTACTGTCATTGCTTTAGACATTCTGTAACCAACTGAATCGGAGTATGTTGGTCCGGCAGCCAAGTTAGCAGTAAATACCTTAATATCTAATGTATCAAATACTCTGCCTGGTACTAGCTCTTCTGGCGCATGACTATTCCAAGTATCAATGAAGTGTCCGCCGTCGATATTAATATCTTGAGGTCTAGTTCCTAGTAAGGAATCTCCAAAATAACTCTGGATATTAGAATCAAGTGGTAATTTATTACCGTGTGCATCAACCGTGTATTCAATTCCGTTTGCGTCAACATAGTGAACAAAGTCTGTACCGTCAACAATGACTCCAGAATAATCAATGCCAGTAAAGAGATTAGATAATATGTTTGGTGGCATTCCTTCTGTTGGCGCGTAGAATGCATTAACTCTATCTGCTGCGTTAAGCGTATCTATTGAAGTTGGTGTGTAATTAGATAACTCAAACACAACACCTGTCGTAATTGAGGAATTTCCATTAACTGTATAAACTGCGCCGTTGTATGATACTATGTCTCCTCCGTTGAG